GCTATATCAACATCACCTTGAGTAAAGAATTTAAGTATCTGATTGATAAGATTCTTCTCAGGTTCTGTTAGTCTCTCATTCCAGTCTCTTACATCTTCATGTAGAGATACTTCAGATGGTAGCCAGTGCATCTTTTGCTGCATCTCATAAGATTCAAAAGCCCATGAGTAATCAAATGGTTTGTAGTGTGTACGTTCTTTAAATAAGTTTCTCATTATCCCTCGCATGATAGACATTCCGCTTCGGGAATGATTGTTCTTTCTACTTTCTGTGATACTAGTTCAGCTCGCTTGATAGCTTCAGACCTACAGTAATATAGTGTTTTAAGTTTACGTTGCCAAGCCAACATATGGATGTCGTGGAGTTCCTTGATGTGAACATCAGCTGGAACAAATACATTAACAGATTGTGACTGACAAATAAATGCCTGTCTGTCTGCTGCGTGCTCTATAACCCACTGCTGGTTTATTTCTATAGCTGTCTTAAACACATCTTTCTCATAATCAGTTAACCCTTTAAGTTCTAGCACTGAGCCTCTGTTAGCTAGTATATGTTTCCATGTATCATCATTGTTCATACCCTTAGATTCTAATAGTTCCTCTAGGTGTTTGTTCTTAACTAAGAATGAACCTGACATTGTTTTCTGTACATAAGCGTTAGCCCTGAATGGTTCAATAGATGGTGATGTAGTACCACAGATAATTGAGCTAGAAGCGTTTGGTGCAATAGCTAGTAAGTGTGCATTACGCATACCAGTACCTTCCATGTCAGGTGCTTCACCCTTCTTAATAGCCAGTCGCTTTGATTCCGCAATAGCTTGTTGTTTAATATGCTTAAACATCTGTAAGTTTTTAGACTTAGCTAGTGCAGATTCAAACGGTATACTGTTTGCTTGTAAGTAAGAGTGAAACCCCATAGCACCCAACCCAAGACTACGTTCATTGACAGCGGAAAACTTAGCCCTGTATAAAGTGTCGGGTGCGTTGTCGATAAAATGTTGTAACACGTTATCTAAGAAATGTATCAAGTCAGGTATAAACATACTGTCCTTTTTCCATTCATCATACTTCTCAAGGTTAACACTGGACAGACAACACACTGCTGTGCGGTGCTCATCTGTTGGTAATGTTATCTCTGAGCACAGGTTAGAGTGATGTACTTTTAAACCTAAATCTTTTTGTGGTTGTGGCAGACCTTCATTAACTGTATCACCAAACATTATGTATGGCTCACCAGTAGCTACTCTATTCTCTAATATCTTCTGCCATAATTCTCTAGCTGATACTACACGTACTATCTTATTAGTGTGTGGGTCTATTAAGTTCCAGCTGTCATCAAACGTTGGCTCTTTAATACAGTTAGATATTAATTCCATAAAGTCATTAGATAGATTAACTGCATGATGTAAGTTCAGACATTTACGGTGAACATCTCCACCACTAGGTTTACGCATGTCTAGAAACTCTAGTATCTCAGGATGGCTTACGTCCATGTAAGCGGCATAGCTGCCCCTTCTAGTCTTTCCTTGAGAGAAGGCTAACATCTCTGAGTCTACTACATGTAAGAATGGTATAGAGCCTGAGCTTTGTGACCCATGACTGGTAGCTGTACCATCAGACCTGACTGCTCCCCAGTACCCACCAATACCACCACCAACAGATGCAAGCCAAGCATTTTCTGAATAGTGCCCAGTCAAACCTTCACGGCTATCAGGCACATAGTTCAAGAAACAGGATATAGGCATACCCCTGTCAGTACCACCATTGGTAAGTATGGGTGTAGCAAACATGAACCAAAGCTTTGATGAATAATTATATATCCGTTCCGCCATGTCATCATTGTCCGAGAAAGCTTTAGCTGCTCTCATAAATGCTTCTTGTGGGGAAGTCTCTTCAGGTAATAAGTACCTATCATGTAAGGTAGTCTTACCGAATGATGTTAACAATTCATCTCTGCTCAGGTCTATCATGTTGTCTCCTTATGAAATTATTTGTAGCGGGTCAATGTCCTCTAGTTTTTTTCTATCTTTTTGTTCTCTCAATAATATGTTGATATACTCTACTGCTTTATTTAAGTCTTCAATTTTTCCAGCAGTCGTCTTATGCTTGTAACGCCAGCGACATAAGTATTTGATAGCGTTAGCCTCACAATATGGTATTTGATTCTCAACAATAAAAGACACTGGCTGTATCTTATACCTCGAATAATGTTTTGGATTTTGTACTTTATCATTCTTCACCTTTTTATTTGCCATAGTTTTACTTCTCCTTTCTTTTTGTTATAGTCTTCTGCTCTGAGTATCTTAGCTACACGGGCTTGCTGTAATGCTTCCTTCTCTGTGTATCCTTTCTTTTCATAAGCTTCAACTACTTTGTCCCACAAAGTCCTCAGTGGGACAGTCTTGTTATCACCTAGTATTTTTTCAGCAGTCTTAATACCTACACTAGGTAAACCTGTGTAACCATCAACTGGGTCACCCATTAATACTTGCATCATAAACCAGTAGTCAGCTTGAGGCTTTGTAATCCTATTGATTGTGTCACCATCAAGACATATCAATGCTGGTATCTGTTTAAAGTCTTTATCTATAGATACTATAATGGGGTCTTTATCATAATAAGGGTCAATGGTAGTTGCTAGTATACCTAGAACATCATCAGCTTCTAGTCCATCCCACATAATACCTTTATGATTATCCATGATGTGTTGTCTTAACACGGGTAGTATCATAGGTTTACGTACACCCTTACGGTTAGCTTTATAACTAGGCATCACATCTTTTCTAAAGTTATTAGGGGATGTCAATGCTATCTTATAAGGCTTACACAACAAGTCTCTCTGTAGTTTTTTAATAGCTTCATCAACCGCTGCTATTGCCTTGTCTTCATACGCATGTAGTGTCCAAAGGTTTTCGTCCCACTTGATAGCTTGCTCTTCTTGTAGTGCTGTCTTATAAATAATAATATCACCATCTATAAGTAACTCTCTTTTCTTATTATAGTTCTTCATGTTTTCTTTCATTAGTGTGTCTCACTCCAGTTGTTACCAATTTTATATTCACCAGTAAGTGGAATACGTAGGTCTAATTCTGAACCCACATTCTCAATAGCTTCAACAGCTTTATCACCAATGATGTTAGCCCACTCTGCATTTACTTGTACTTGTATCTCATCATGTACCCACACTACTTGGTTAACATCAGCATAAGGTTTGATTAGTCTATCAAATTCAACTAACCATTTCTTACATACAATAGCACCCGCTGATTGTAGTAGTGTATTCAATGCACTATGTGGTGACCTGACTTTTATCTGTCTACCATCTAAACCTTTAAGGTGTCCTTTAGCAGCAGCAGATTGTACTTGCTCTATGAGTTTGTTAAGAGCGGGTAAGTTATTTAAGAATCTCTTTTTAACTTGACCAGCTTCTTTAACAGTCTTGCCTGTTACTTCAGCTATCTTCTTAACACCACCACCATATAGAAAACAATAATAAAAACGTTTAGCTAAGTCTCTTGAATCAAGACCCGCTAATGTTTGTGTCTCTGTGTGGATGTCACCATCAAGTACTACCTTAGTGTATTCACCATTGTCAAACTTAGCCATGTAGTGTGCGAGCATCCTGACTTCTAGTCCTGATACATCTATACCTACAAGCTTCTTACCTGTCGGCACTGTGAATAACTCTCTACATTCCTTACCATAAGGGGCATGTACGCTGGGCACTTGAGCTAAGTTAGGGTAGGCATGGCTTGCTCTAGCTGTGACGGTTGAGTTGGTGTTACATGTACCGTGAAGTTTACCGTTAGTCTCTAGTTTAAGCCACGCCTGATTACCAGTAGCAAGTTGTGCAATTCGTTTATCTAAAAGGAAATGCTCGGCTAATAGTTTAGCAGCTGGGTAATCCAACTTGCTTAATACTACATCATCTACCTTTGGTTTACCATCAGGTGTAAACTCTTTTGGATTCCAACCATAGACATCTATAAATCTTTCAGCAACATGTTGTCTACTTGATGGATTAAAAGTTACAGTCTCTTTCTTAATGAAGGGCTCACCTTTAACATACCCTCTAGTCTTGTTATTTACTTTAGGTATGAATGTTGTCTCTTTAATTATAGGCGGGAATAATTCTTGTAGCTCATCTTCTATTTCAAAACGTCGAGCATTTAGTGTAGAGAATAATCTAGTAGCTTTATCATTATCAAATGTAAAGCCATGTTGTTCTTGTCTGAATACAATGTCAGCAACTTGATGTTCTAAATCCATAGCAGACTGTGCATAGCCCTTCTTTTCTATAGCTTTGTATAGTCCTGAGTTAACTATCACGTCTTGCTTACAGTACTCTAACATCTCCGCTGTAAACTCTGACCAATCAGTTTCTATATGTGCTTTGTATTTACCAATGCGGTGTCCCCATGCTTCAAGGCTGTGTCTCCCTATAAGTTTAGTCGGGAAGTCTTGACGTTTAAAGTC